TTGGCTCCCTAAAAGAATGAGTTTTTACCATAACGACCTGTATGCTTTGTGGGAAAATTCACGGTGGGGGAATCTCGCAGTTGAAAAACACGCGGCCGGGCGAGAGCCGGTAAAGCTCAAAGGATTTCTCCAAGATCGACTCGGGGAAGCCTGGGCAGAAGGCGGAGCTCGAAGGGTGCGCTTGAGTGACGTCCGGGATATGTGCGGGGAATACCGGCGGGGAACCGTTCCTAAAAAGCCCATACTTTGCGGCGTCTTTGCGGATACCCAGGACGATTCCTGGAAGGCTGTTAAAGTGGGCTATTCGGCCGAAGGTGATATTATGGTTTCCGATTGGGGTTCCTTTTTAACCTGGAAAAATTTCTTGTCCTGGGCTCGAGCCGGAATCGAGCACGATGGCGTGAAATACTCGGTCCGATGCAATTTGACCGACGAGGGCGGCCACCGGACTTATGAGGTTCGAAAGAATTGCTCGAAACTGGCGCCAATTTTTAATCCATCAAAGGGAATAGGAGGAATGCAAGTGAGGCAACGCGGTGGCGACCTTCTTCGATGGAGTAAAAGCCGGGTTTTCAAAACAACCCAAGAAGGGATGAGATTGGTCAAGGTGCTTCACTACGACGATGATTCATATCGAAGGCTTTTGTTTCGAACGCTCATTCTGGACCGCGACCAGGTCGACGAGGAAGGGGTTGAGGTTGAGCAATTTGGAAAGCTTAGTTTTCCCGTCGATGCCCTTCGAGATGACGAGTTTTTGCTTGAGCTCTGCCGAGAGTATCAAATTAAAAAGGCCGGGAAATGGGCCTGGGAGCACGAACCAGGGAACGACTTTGGGGACGCGGTCAAGATGTCGGTGATTGGTCGGGATGTTTGGTGCCGCTCCGCGGTGAGAGATTGACAAGCGGGGGCTCGATATGAGTCAACCGATCAACCGTGCCTTGGTTCGAAGCCTGGCAAGACTTCACACTGTCGCACAATTAACCACCAAGCTCGACGCCGCAACCGCGGAGCTCGAGGAGGCGATGTCGGCCGACGTAGTGGTGACCGGTGCCAATATGAAAGAATCAGGAACGACTGGAGAATATCGGTCTGGTGCCCTGGACTTAAAGGTGAGAACCTATGAGGCCGCTATTGGACTTAGGAAAAGAACGGATGCCGGGGCGACTAACGGAGGGGCTAACCGCAAAATGAATCACGTTAACTTTAGATTCCGCGAGTGGGGATTTTAGTCTGTTGACGTAGTCGCTCCGACGCATGGGGCAGGACTCAAAAAAATCACGGCGAGGAACAAGGGCGGGAAAGAAAGTTCAAGCTAGGAAAGCGGCCTCAAAGGGACCAGTTGACGGATTGCCAAAAACAAAATCTGACCTAGTCAAAATGATTTCGTCCTGGGATGCCGCCAGGCATTCCGAGCGACGCGGCCGGGTTGTTATGCCGTCGCTTAATCCGAAGCGTCGAGTTTCACCTACGGAAAGGCTTGAGATTTCTAGGAAGGTCGAAGCAGCCGAGCAAAATGTCGGATTTGTAAAACGTGCCATTGAGGGCCCGGCTCGACTTGTCGGGAATCTTCACCCGCAGAGCCAAGCCGGAAATGCCGACTTCGAAGCCGAAATCGAGGAGAAGGTCGGGAACCGGTTTAAAAATCACCTGGCATTTGATGCTGCCGGAAACTTTGATTTTAACGATTGGCAGACTTGGGTCCGCGAGTCAAAAATCAGAACGGGCGATTGCCTGACTGTTCTAGCTTCGGGCCCGGATGGCGCGGCTCGGGTGATGTGTTACGAGGGTAACCAAATCGGCGACGGTCAAGGGAGACGGGACCAACCGGAAAACCTTTATGATGGAATATTTTTGGATCGCTTTGGGGGACGCTCTGGATTTCAGCTTTTAGACGATGAAGGAAAGGCGGCCAAAGTTGTTTCCCGCGATCGGTCAATCTATCATTCAATCGGAGGAAGAGCCGGGCGGGTTCGATCAGTGTCGGGCCTTGCTCACGCGGTGGCGAATTTCCTCGATATGGTCGAAATTATAGCCGACACAAAACACGCGGTTAAAGTGGCGGCTTTGTGGGGGGCTTGGATTGAACAAGCGGCCAACACCGAAAACAACGAAGACCCAGGGGAAGACCTTCGAGGATTCCTCGAGGCCGCTGGAGAAACGGCCGAGATTGCAGAGGTCGAAGGGTTGGCTTCTGGCGAAACTTTACCGGATGGGAATATTTTAAGCGTCGAAGATGTTGTCCAGGGCGGTCGGTTCCAGGAATTTGCTCCAGGGCAAAGCTTGCAAACCATGAACGACACGCGGCCTCATCCGAACGTGCTCGGGCTTTTGTCCTGGTTAATTCGCGATATGGCTTGGGGACTTCCTCACGGAGGGCTTTCTCCCGAGGTTCTTTGGGACGCGTCGAAAATGAACGGTCCAGGGATGCGTTTTGTCATGGCTGAAACTCGCCGGTTTGTCGCTGATGAGCAAGAACGCATGAGACGCGATTGTCAAAAGATTTGGATGTATTTCGCCGCTAAGGAATCTAAGCGAGGAAACCTGGTTATTCCGGCAGAGTTGCAAGCGACCTGGTGGAAGACTTCTTGGATTCCTCAAGCAGATTTGACAATCGATCGCGGTCGTGACGGGAAGCTTGACCTGGCTCTCCTCGATCAAGGGTTAATGACTCGTGAAGAATGGTGGGCTCGCCAGGGGAAAGACTGGAAAACCGAGGAAGCAAAAGTCGCTCGAGAAAAAGCATTCATCCAGGAACAACGGGCCGCGGCCGGGTTGGTAGACTAACGATGGCAAAAAGTAAGTTTGCCCCGGCGAGGTGCCTCGCGATTGACGTCGACGGAACGCTTCTAAAGCGGGGGAAAATCAACTGGCCTCTAGCAAATTGGGCGAAGCAAAAAAAGCTCGAGGGGTTCGAGGTCATCTTGTGGACTGCTCGAGGACGACCACACGCCGCCGCGGTGGTGGAGCGGTTCGAGCTCCAGGATCATTTTTCGGCTGTCATCGGGAAGCCTGGTTACATTGTCGACGATATGGGGTGGGGGTGGACCAGGTTCACAAAGATCGTGACCAAGTTTCTTTAGTTGACGCAATACGGTCAAGCTATGGCAAAAGAATCTTGGTTTGAAATCAGCAACTCCGCGGACCTCGAGCCCCGGAACGAAGGCGGCCGCGTTGCGCGGGTCGACATTATGGGGCCGATTGGTGGCTGGGATGTTTCTGGTTCCGAGTTTTTGCGAGAGCTTAAAGACCTCGGAGACGTCGACTCCATAGATTTGCGGATTCATTCACCGGGTGGTTCGGTCCTTGATGGCTGGGCGATTGCCAACGGAATCAAAAACCACCCGGCGCACGTTGTCGCCAGGGTCGAAGGGCTTGCCGCTTCAATGGGTTCGGTTGTTTTGATGTCAGCCGACGAGATCGAAGTCCCGGAAAATGCTTACGTAATGATCCACAACGTAAGCGGCGGAGCATTCGGAGAAGCCGAAGAACTTGAAAGCATGGCGGCACTCATGAGAAAACTCCAGGACGACGTTACTGATTTTTATGCCAACGCGACCGGGAAAGACCGAGAAGAGATTGCCGAGATGATGGCGGCCGAAACCTGGATGAATGGAGAAGACGCGGTCGAACATGGATTTGCAACTCGCGTTCTCGAACCAGTCAAGGCGGCCGCTTGTGCCGACCTCGAGACTCTTGTTTCTAAGTTTGAGAATGTTCCCGAGGCAGTCCTCGAGCTCCAAGCCAAAGAGCCCGCCCTCGAGGAAGACCAGGTCGAGGAGGTTGAGGCACTCGAGGAAGACCAGGTCCAAGAATCCGACGACCAGGAAGCGGCCGAGATCGAGGCCGACCAGGAGGAAATCGAAAAAGAATTGCAGGACGAAGTGGAGGCAAAAGCCGAGCTGTCGACCTGGGCCAGAATTTTGGCAGCCTTATCGGGTGATAAGAGCGCCGAGAACGACGGGGAATCGAGCGCAAAAGCTGCTCTTGTCCGTGCTGAAAAACTCGAGGCGGAACTCTCCGGCCGGGTTGATGAGCTCGAAAAAATCCAGGATGAACTTGAGATTTTAAGAGCCGAAAACAAGGAACTGGAAAACTGTGCGCTTACGGTCGAATCCCGCTTAATCGAGTGTGGTTTTGACTTTGCAGAAGCGGCCGACCTTCCGGCTCCAAATGCCAAAAATGTTGGCAACGTCCTCGAGTCTTACCTGGCAATGCAACCAGGTCAGGAGCGAAGAGAATTCTTTGCAAAAAACCGCAAGGAAATCGAAAGACTTCAATCGGAGTAAGGGCGAAAAACTAAAACCAAAAACAACTTAACTATCTAAAAAAATGGCAAACACATTTGCAGCAGCCCTCGCAGTGGACACACTCGCCGAGGAATCAATTACAACCCTTGGCCCGGTTCTTTCCGTGCTTGATAACTTTAGCTTAGACGTTGCTGTCAATCCAGTCGCGCCTGGCAGCCGGATTCAAGTCGAAGTCGTTTCGGGTGGCGCAACCGCTCAGACGAATCCCTCGAGCTATACCTCAAGCAGTGACTCCACAAAAATCGCTCGTGCCGTAACAGTCAACCAGCACTCGATTTCATTTAAAGTCACACAAGCCGAGCTCAACAATGGGCATCGTCTTCGCTCACTTCTTCGGAAGAATCTCCAGGTTATTGGAACCGCTTGCCGCGATGCGGTTTTTGCTCCAATCACCGCAGCAAACTATGGGGCCGCTGTTCTGGATTCAACCGCAGCAAACTTTGACTCCAGCGACCTTCAGACCGTTTGGGCTGGAACTAAAGACTTCCCAACTCGTCACCTGATCCTCGACGGAGCTTATTATTCAAAGCTTCTTCCTACCAACTCTGATTCGTTCCTTCCTGGTCAAGCCGGGGCTTACGGATTTGATTCTATTGGGGTCAACAATCGTTGGGACGGTGCCGAAGACGACACAATCGGTTTTGTCGGTTCCGCTGACGCCCTTGCAATCGCTTCCGGAGAGCCAATCATGGACGATGAGATCCAAGATCTCCTCAGCTTCTACGAAGCAGTCGAGCTCCCTGGAGGTTTGACCGCTTACCTTTCAAGCTTCACTGATCTTGGGACGCGCACTCGCTACATGAACATCAGCGTAATGCTTGGTGCTGCTGTGGGTGACTCTACCGCTGGGGCTATCATCACGGATGGCACCTAGGATTTAAAACAACCATTGCAAGCGCGGAGGGCTGGGGGGCTTTCCGCGCTTTTTTTGTGCCCTGGTGGATTGACGACCTCGGTCTTGCTATGGGTTTGGCGACGTCGCGAATTGCATTTTTAGAGAAAGCCCAGGAATCGCTTGAGAGCGTCTTTCCTGGTTCGATGACCTACAATGGTTCGACCTTTGCTTGCTCGAGGTCGGGGCTCGAGGTCGTCCAGGGAGCCGAGCCCGGTGGGTTCGAAAACGAGGGCCGCGTGATG